TCTTTGAAAGACTTCTTCGGTTTTTCCTTAAAATTATACTCTTCATCTTGCCCACTGTCAACTATATCTTCTTGAGCACTCTGCTCACAATCATACAATCTCATCTTGGCACGATCAATACCAACAACAAATCTTTTAAAGACAGTAGGATCGTTATACCTATTCTTCAATTGCTTCACCATTATCTGTCCCAAGCCTTCCAACTCTTCTGTAGAAATAAGGGCAAACATAAGGTCAGCAGTAGCAGGGAGTCCAAAAGACTCAGAGGTGTCAGTAAGGTCCACATCGCTACTAGCAAAGCCGCTACGAGTAGTTTGAGTGGCAGATACAATCGGAAGGTTCGTCTCAACTGCGAGACCCCTAAGTTCTTCTGCGATTGCTTTGATGTATGAGTATGAGTTGACTGTAGAGTTTCCTCTATATCTTGATGAGGCACAAATATTTAAGTAATCTATGAATATTATATCAGGTCTAAACGATTTCTTCAATGCCAATTCATTTAATAGTGATTTAAAATGACCACTATGTGCAGATGCAGTAGGATACTCTTTTATAATTAATGATCCTTGTGTCTTCTTTGCTAACTTAGTAACCTTATTCTCAAACATTACTTGAGGAAGATTTGCTATCTCTTGTATATTGACATTAAGTAAATTAGCATCAATCCTCTCCGCAATTTTCTCCTCTGCCATTTCGAGAGTGATGTAGAGTACGTTTTTTCCTTGGAATAGACTTGAGCTAGCCACATGACACATGAATAGAGATTTTCCAACCCCTGTGCCAGCAAGAGCAATGTTGAGAGTCTTATTCGGTAAACCTCCTTTCGTAATTTTGTCAAAGTATTCGAGGTCGAACGGGATCTTATCCTCCTTCCTGTGGTACGATTCGTATCTTTCTTCATAGTCTACTAAGTAATCATGTCCTACGTTAGTGTCAAAACTAACTCCTAATGCATCTGATAGGATTGTGGGAATACTATCCCTATTTTTCTTCTCATCATTTCCATCCGCAATATGAATGGATTCCATCAATGCCAAATATATAGCACGATCTCTACACCATTTCTCTGTTGTGTTAACTAACCAATCAAATTCTGTATGATCTTCATCTAGATTACTAATTAAATTTGTAATCTCTTTAAAGGAATCATCTGTAATATCTTGTCTCTTCTCTGCTTCAATACAAAGTATTTCTTTAGTTGCTGGTTTATTATAATCCTCTACAAATTTAATTATCTCCTCAAAAACAATTTTCTGATTTCTATCCTCAAAGTAATCCCCCTTAATAAAAGGAATAACCTTACGGACATACTCCTCATTATGAAGAAGATTTTTTAAAATTAAAAATTCAACTGTTTCCATGTGGCACATCAAATACAAAGGTTATCCTAGTGTTATCACCAAGGTTCACAGTACCATGTGGTATCTTATTATTAAACCACATTAATGTGCCTGGGTCAACTATAATACTTTCATTTCCTACAAAATACTGATACTGTCCTTGTATGGATAAATGATATCTATCCTTGTCTTGATAGTATGTTCCTTCATCTATATGTGCTCCTACCATCTCATCAATAGGTAAAGCAAGAAAACCACACCGACGTATATCTGAGAACTGTTCTCCCAAATATTTCATTACTTCGGTATGGTTTTTATATGCAGGAGTAGGAATACAAATCTCAGTATTACCTACATCCTCACCTGGTTTAGTAATACCACCCATGATCAATTGAAGCACATCAACTGAAGTGATATATGCATGTGGGTCTTTTATTTCTGCAGTATCTAATCCTTTCTGAGATCCCCAATCACCAGGATTCTCATCTAACTGTGCTTTGATTTTAGATATATCAATTCCTTTTTTAAGAACTTTGATGTTGTTCATGTACCATAACTAAATTCACTTTTTGCTATCTCATCAAGAGCTTGCATTACCTCACTAGTGAAGTAAGTTTCTGGTTCTGCAAGTATCTGCTTTGCATATAACTTTTTACCAGCAATTTCGTATCTTCCTGCGACATTCTTCCATAGTCCTCCAATCTCACCGAGTTCCAATAGACCGTAATAACGGTCAAGACCACGATCATCATAGTAAAGACGTATCTCAACTTGCTTATTCTCTTTACTTAAACGTGACTTGTGAGTCTTCGCTTTGATAATGTTTCCGATGACTTCTTTTCCATCTTTTTCTTTCTTCTTGCCGAGATAAATGATTGTACTAGCTGCGTACTTGAGTCCCGAACCTCCTCCCATTTCTTTAGTTGGAACATAAGCTCCGATGACATCATACGTGTGATTCGTGACAATGAGTGGAACATTCGCTTGGCCAAGTTTGAGAGTTAACATTCTAAATGCACCCTTCACCAATTGGGATTTGGTCATATCACGCACCTGTTTATCATCCAGTGCGTCTCTGATTTCCTTTTCTGTGGAGAGCATTCCCAGTGAGTCTAACACAAACATACATGGCTTGCGTTCATCTATGGGCATCTGAAGATATTTATCAACTGCCTTTAATGCCTTGGTACGGAATTCCTCAATTGTTACAACATTAACGACAACAGTGCGATTTAAATCTACACCACGAGACTCAAGTAATCCTTTATTAACAGCAGCTTCACTATCGAAATAAAGACAGTAACCGTCAGGATTATTGTCCAGAAAATTCTTGACAACTGCGAGGGAGAAGAAAGTTTTTCCAGTACTGCTTTCACCAGCGATGGCAGTAATCTTATTGCCAGATACACCACCAAAAATGGAACCGCTAACCATTGCATTAAAGATGTACGATCCTGTGTCGATAAATTCTTCTTCTTCGTTGATGTCTGCTGCGAGTTGGGTGTAGTCATCACCTATTTCTTTTACTATCTCTTTTAAAAAGTCCATTAAATTACCATTCCATGTTGTTCACGAAGTATCTTCTTATAAGGTCCATCAGGATTTTCATCCCTAACTTCCTTGACAAGTTTTAACTTCTCATATAGTTCCCCACATTGTGGTTCACCTATATTCTTACGACATTTCCATAATGCAGTAACAATGTAGGAAAATTCTTTATCGTCAATTGGTAGATCCATTTAAATCCTCTAAGAGTTTACTCCGTACACAGATAGACCAATTATAACATTTTTCCATCTCTTTTGCAAACCACTTTGCACTTTGATGATCTTCAAATTGCCTATAGTGTTGAACAGGTCCAAAAACTTTTTCATCATATACAGACCACACGACTGTCCACTTCATCCGAAGAAACTCTCCAATGTAATTTTCTTTTCATCAGACCAACCGATAGCATTAAGAATTGCCTTTACAGGATCCAAGAATGCTTTATTAAATTGCATTTCATAATCAACAAATCTTACCAAATCAAGTTCCTTTGGGAAATCCTGAATAAAGGAAATAACGTTCTCTCTTGTAGGATTGGGACTTTTCAAATAGCAGAACTTAATCTTTTCACCGTTTTGTATGTATGCATATTTCTTATCAAGTTTTCTTTCCTTAACATAATGATTGAATAATAATGCACCTCGTACATGCATTGGTGTTCCTTTCTCATATATGTTATGAGTTCCCTTATATTTGGTTACATTAGAAACTGATCTTGGGAAAGATATTTCTTCTGGTGGAAGAGATCTAAATTCTTTTCTACAATTATCAATATAATCTATCATCTCATCCTCAGTACCACTCATAATGACCTTCAAACCGTCTTTAATCATTTGCCTACAAGGTGCAGGAGTTGATGACTTGACTGCTTCTAGACCCATTATCTTGAGTTTAGGATCATTATAACGAACACCTTCACTATCCCATACATTCAAGATGTATCTTTTCTTGGCAGTCCAGATACCACGATCAGCAATGTTCTCTCTCTTCATAAACATCTTCTGATCATAAGCATTTACGTAATCGGCCAACGCTTGGTAAGAACCCTCAATAAAAGGTTCAAATTCAGTTTCACACACCTTGTTAAGGAACCCAACAACGCCCTCATTAGTTTTCTCTCTTCCCTCGTATACACGGTCAACCAAAGGACCAAGATTAAGGTAGATGGAATCAGTATCCGAAGCAATAACATAGTCAACATCCTCAGTTTTTAAGATCTTATTGACCTTTTGGTTCATCTTGTTTTCTATCCAACGTATGGATACTTGGCCAGACAGAGTAATGGCTTCTGCATTAGCAAGTTTGTAATAACGGAAGTACTGATTGCCGATAGCACCATAAGCACTATTAAGGGCAATCTTCTTTGCCATCTGAATATTGTTGCACCTTGCGATTTCTTTTTCAAGTTCTTTTGTTTTACTCTTTTCATACTTCTTCTTTGCAGTAATCATTCTCTTCTTGAAGATGACTCTTTCATTATACATCTTCTCCATCAACTCTGGTAAGAAACCACGAACATCTTTTCGATACATCGCACCATTTGCACAAACAGCATTAT